GCAAACGGCACTAGACACGCTAGGCAGGCCACCAAGAGCCAAAAGTGCTGCCATGCCGTAGGTTTATCGTCATCTAGCAGGACGGGCTTAGAGTGGCGTGATAGGTGCTTGTAGTCGATCATGGCAATTCCTCTCAGGGTTATATGCTCAAGGCATGACGCTATGTTATACAGTAACTCAGGCAGTGGAATTGTGGATAATACCTACGCCAGTATCCCAAGTTTTCATTGTTTCAGCTATTTCTCTTGGCCTAACTATTACTTTATTGCTTTGATGCGTAGTAAATGCCAAGCCTGTACCCTCGGCATCCTGGGTAGTTCCTTGGTATTTCAGCGGCCCGTAATGGTTGTGGGTGTATATTTTCCCGATTGTAAAAAACATTTATTTGTCCACCTGTGTGATTAGTACCTAGATTATCCATTGCTATCATAATCTGCAATATGTTATGATTGGGCATTATACGGCATCACATAAACACGGGGAAACATTATGGCAGGCGACAAGAAAGACATTAGACAAGCTGCATCAAGCGCCACAACCGCTATAAAACGAGGTGCTGATGGTGGAAAGGTTGCAGCAACGATGGTAAAGGCAAAGACAAAGACAGCAGCAGAGCTGGCAGCCGAAGCAGTAGCAAAGGCAGCCGAAGCCAAGTCAGATGCCGTAACGATGCTGAAAGAAAAGGACGCAGCAGAAGCAGCACGCAAGGCAGGAGCAGAAGCAAACAAGAAGAAAAAGAAATCAGCAGTTGATATTTTCATGGACAGCACAACATGAGCAGAGCAAAGGGAAGCAAGAACAAGCCAAAGCCAGAAGCAAAGCCGGTAGAGTTGCCACCAATATCCACGCGACCAGTACCTAGACGCGATGGTGTCTACACAAAGCCAGCACCAAGGCCAGAATGACAGACATTAAAGAACTGATACTCGCCAACGATCCAGAGTCAGAGGTAATCCGACTATCTGCCAGGCTGTGCATGATGCAGCAAGAGATAGATAGATTGGTATCAGACAGAGATTCACTCCCGATGGGATGGGTAGCCGTTAAGATCAACGACAATACTATTAGAATCAACGCCTTAGATTCAGATGGCAACTTCTGCCACTGGATACTATCAACCGACAAAGACTTACAAGGCTAAATGAGAATGGTTGCTATATTGACAAACTTCAATATAGATGCTAAAACGCGAATAGCTTTTTCGGCGCGTCAGGATAGACAGATAGATTGGTTTCGGGTCATCGTTGAATTGAAAGGCCGTGGATACACTCTAGACAAGATTAGCAGCTCGATTGGAGTGCCTCGTACAACGGTTCACAGTTGGACAACAGACACCTGTTCACCTAGATACATAGACGGCATTGCCCTGATGGACCTGTGGGAGACTGTAGTTGCATCGCCTCCAATTATCCGACATACAGGAAACCGGATGCCGTGATGTATGACAATCGCGCAACATTGAGAGGATTGTATTATGTGCGGATCAAAACCCAAGAAGCCCAAAGCACCGCCAAAGGTTGTTGAGCGTGATCTCAAAGCAGAGCAAGAGGCGGCAGCGGCAAAGGCAGCAGCAACTGCAAACCAGGAAGCGGCAGAGGCTAGGCAAGCGAAGGGCAAGATGATGCAAGCCAAGGCAGCTGGTAGTGCAGCCAAGGCAAACACCATGCAAGCCAGCGCAACCTCTGGAGCAAAGAAACTTGGCGGTTGATGCTCAACAGCTCTGCAAAAGACTTGCACAGCTTAAATCTGTCCGATCACCGCTTGAATCAATCTGGCGTGATTGCTATCTAGTATCGTCACCTGTTAGGGCGCATGGCCTTGAAGGTGAGATTATGGACGGCACGAGTCTTCCGTCTACCAAGGCACGGATAATGGATGGCGTGACAGGGGATAGTGTTCGACTGCTATCATCCTCAATCGCTTCCGGGCTGCATCCTAGCAATGCTCAGTGGTTTGAGTTGGACGTTGGCGAGTCGAGCGAAGACGAAAAGCAGTGGCTAGACGATGCCGCTGAAACCATATACAACAACATCCACGCTAGTAACTTTGACGCTGAAAGCTTTGAAGCCTTGGGAGATGTGGTAATAGCAGGCTGGTTTTGCCTGTATGTCGAGGAAGACAAAGAGAAAGGCGGTCTGGTATTTCAACAGTGGCCGCTTGCTTCATGTTACATCACGTCAACCCGTGCTGATGGTCGGATTGATACGGTAGTACGCGAGTATTCATTGACGGCTAATCAATGCGTCAGGGAGTTTGGTGAGGATAAGGTTAGCGAGAAAGTGCGTCAGATGGTCGCTGACAAGAAAGGTGACGATTCTGTAAAGCTGGCTATCCAGATACAGCCTAGATCACTCAAGATTGACAACCCAAAGAATGCGAAAGAAATGCCGTTCGAGTCTGTCACTATTGAGATAGACCACAAGCACACAGTAAAAGAGTCAGGCTATCACGAGTTCCCTTGTGTCATACCTCGTTGGGTGAGAGTGCCTGATACATTCTACGGGGTAGGCCCAGTCCTAGACGCACTGCCTGATTCAATGATGTTGAACAAGATGAAGACGCTACACTTGGCAAATGCTGAGTTAAACGTTGCAGGAATGTGGATTGCAGAAGATGATGGGGTATTAAACCCTCGGTCTATCAAGGTTGGCCCGCGTAAGATTATCGTTGCCAACTCTGTAGACTCGATGAAGCCATTGAATCCTCCTGGCAATTGGCAGTTAGCGCAAGAAGAAATAAAGCTGGCACAGGCATCTATCCGTAAGATACTGATGTCAGACCAGCTACAACCTCAAGACGGGCCCGCAATGACTGCGACCGAGGTTCATGTGCGTCAACAGTTGATTAGGCAGCTACTTGGCCCAGTGTTTGGCAGGTTTCAAGCTGAGTACCTACAGCCTCTCATTGAGCGCGTGTTCGGCATTCTGTACCGTGCTGGCGTGTTCTCACAGCCTCCTGAGACTTTGTTGGGCAAAGAGTACAAGATTAAGTACATCAGCCCTATGGCACGAGCGCAGAAGCTGGAAGACATCACAGCTATTGAGCGGTTCATGCAGGATGTTGGTGCTATTGCACAGATGAAGCCTGAAGTATTAGACCTGATTGATGGTGATGAAATGGTCAGGCTGTTACAGGAAGGCATGGGCGCACCTACCGAGATAATCAAGAAGAAGCAGGTTGTCGAGCAGGAAAGGGCAGAGCGTGCTGAACAACAACAACAACAGCAACAGCAAGCAATGATTGCTGAGATGGCAACCCGTGCAGCTCCACAAATTGCACAGGGGGCAATGAATGCCGGTTAAGGTTGATTGCTTCACGTTTGCGAAAGTATTTGAAGACAGGGGTAATGGTGAGGCGGTGTTGAACCATCTCACCCAATTATATTGGAAGAACCCCTACACACCAGAATCGACAACTGAAACCGCATACAAGGCGGGGCAGATGGCGGTATTAGACTACATCATAAACCAACTCAATGAGGCACATTCAAATGACTGATGAAGCAGCCGCGCAAGCGACAACTGACGAACAGACAACACAAGAACCTACCGCACTACAACAAGCAGCACAAGAAACCCAAGCTGCACCAGTAACAGCAACGCCAGCCGACAAGATACCTGAGAAGTTCCGCACCTTGAAAGAGGATGGCACTGTTGACCTCGAAGCATCATCGGCAAAGATGGCAGAGTCATATAGCTATCTGGAGAAAAAGCTAGGCAGTGGCGATGCTCCACCAAAGTCTGCTGATGAATATCAGGTAACCTTTAGCGAGGATACCCCGATAGCGTTTGAAGACATCAAAGATGACCCTGTTATGCAGGACTTCATGCAGGGCGCACATCAGCATGGTCTGACCAATGCACAGGTGTCGTATGTGCTTGACCAATATCTAAAAGTATTGCCGTCTGACATTGAAGCGCATTCTGAGTTACGGGCGAATGATGCTATTGCTACGCTGAAAGAAACAACATGGAAGGATGACGCATCGTTGAAAGCCGGTCTGTCTGATGCCTATCGTGCTGTTTCTACAGTGGCAGGTGATGACGCTGAGTATCTTATGGACAAGTACGGCAATGACCCGGCGTTTATCAGGTTTGCTGCCATGTTTGGCAATGGGATGCGGGAAGATTCAGCTCCCCAGGCTATGCAGATGATACCGGCTGAACAGTTTGCCGAGGCATCGCAGTCTATTACCCAACAGCTAATGGAAATGAAGTCCAACGATCCGCGCAGGGCAGGACTGTTACGCAAGCAGGAAGAGATGTACGCGAAACAGTACGGCAATGCCCCTGCCCACGGGCTTGGTTAAATACAGGAAACCGGATGGTGGTTGTAGGTACTATTCCCTGCAACTACCGCCACTTCGGTGATAACGGTGGATTTATAGAGTCCAGCATGGTGCTGACAAACTCGAACAAATCAAATCAATCAACCGGAGGGACATATTATGTCCAATCAAATTACAGAAGCATTTCGTCAGCAGTTCGCTGACAACTTCATGCATGTAGCGCAACAGACTGAATCTGTTCTTGAGCGTGCTGTTACTGTTGTGCCTAACATTCAAGGCGCATCAAAGTCTATCAATCGTCTTGGCAAGCGTACTGCACAGCGCCGTACAGTTCGTCATGGTGATACCCCAATCAACGAACAAGCGCATTCAACACGCTACATCGACCTGTACGATTGGGAAGATGGCGACATGATTGATGATCTTGACCTCGTGCGTACTCTGATTGATCCAAAGTCAGATTATGTGAAGGGTATGATTAGTGGTCTGAACCGTGCGAAGGATGCCGTAATCATTGCTGCTTTGGGCGCTGCTGCCCGTTCAGGTGCGAGTACTACTGCTTCAATGGCTGCTGCTAACCGTGAGCTAACTAACGCGGTTCTGAACAAAGCCAAGCTGATTGCTGCTCGTGAATACTTCCGTGCTAACGACTGCGATGAAGAAACAGGCGAAGAGTTGTACATGGTGATTGGCTCTAGTGCGTTGGGCGACCTGCTCACTGACAGCACGTTGTCCACTGCTGAGTACAACACCATTGCAGATTGGCATGCTGGCAATATCAAGACCGGTAAGGTGATGGGCTTCAACCTGATCCACACCAACCTTGTGCCTGCTTGTACAACTACAACTGGCCCTGGCGGTACTGGTGTTTATCCTGCAACTGGCAAGTGCGTATATGCATTCGCTAAGTCAGGCGTTGCATTGGGAATCGGCAAAGACAAGACAATCACTGTCGGTGTCGATCCTTCTCACGGCTTCAACACTCGCGTGTATGCAAAAATGGCCTTGGGTGCTGTTCGCATCGAAGAAGAGAAAGTTTACGAAATCTTTGCATCTTAAGGGGTGATTTATGACCGTAGTTAATGTAAAAAGTACAATCGTCACCAATGCGGATGCATCCACTCAGACTCTCAACAAAAAGGGTCTGGAGGGTGGCATTGTAAAGGTAGCTCGTGGAACCGTTGAGACAACCAATGGCGATGACATCGGGAGCAAGTATCGCTTTTGTCGTCTGCCAAGCCGCGCACGTATCGTTAGTATGCAGTTATGGTCTGATGATATTGGCACGACTACCATTGCAGACTTCGGGTTATACCGTACTGCTGCTGATGGCGCTGCTGTTGTTGATGCTGACTGCTTCGCGTCTGCTGTATCGCTCAAGGATGGCGCAATAGCTGGCACAATGATTCAGCACGAGTCAGCTGTTTATGGTGTTGAGGATGTAGAAATGCAATTGTGGGAAATCGCAGGCGCAACTTCTGATCCGAACATTATGTATGACGTGACCGCTACACTGACTGCCGCTGCTGATGCTGCGGGTACAATCAGTCTGTTAGTGTTCTACTCAGAAGGTAACTAAGTAATACCGCCCACTGGAAACGGTGGGCATCTATTCTATTGGAGTGCGCTGAATGGCAACTGCTGTTAGTATTTGTTCAAATGCTTTGTTGTTGCTAGGCGCACAGCCAATTAACTCGCTCACAGAGAATAATGACAGGGCGAGACTTTGCAATTCATTATTTGAGGTTATTCGTGACGATGTGTTACGTTCACATTTCTGGAATTGCTGCATCAAGCGTGTGGCTATTGCAGCAGATTCAACAGCTCCGGCATACGATGATTCGTATCAGTTCACGTTACCATCAGACTGGATAAGAAACATATCCGTAGGGCTGTATGGTCGTGAGTGTGACTACAGGTGTGAAGGTCGCAAGATTCTTTGTGATGAATCCACACTGTATCTGAAATACATTTACAAGAATGAGGATGTCTCGACGTGGGATAGCTCGCTTGTTAATGCAATGCACCATGCTATTGCTGCCCGTATTGCGTACGCTATCACACAAAGCGCGTCACTCGCTCAAGCAATGGATCAGCAGTTATCTATGTTTATGAAGCGTGCTAGGGCTATTGATGGGCAGGATGAACCGCCTGAAACAATGGGTGACTTCCCGCTCATAAACGCGAGAGGCTAGGATGCCAAGGGTTACGGTAGTCCAGTCTAATTTCACAGCAGGCGAGATAAGCCCGAAGCTGTATGGTCGGTCTGACCTTGCCCGTTATATGGCAGGTGCAAAAGAGGTAACAAATGGCGTTGTATTACAGCATGGCGGAATCCGGCGCAGGGATGGCACTGTTTACGTTGCTGCTGCTGGTGGCACTGGTAGGGTAAGATTAATTCGTTATGTGTTCAACCGTGACCAAGCGTACTGCCTTGAGTTTGGCGCTGGATACATCAGGTTTTTTACTGATGCTGGCGCTGTGCTTGATGCTAGCAATAATGTTTATGAGATAACAACAACATACACGCAGTCTGAGTTATTTGACCTGTCATACACTCAGGCAGGCAGCATAATGTTTATTGCCCACAGGGATCATCAATTAGCAAAGCTGGAATGTCTTGCTCCTGAATCGTGGACAATTGCCGATGTAGAGTACACAAACCAGCCAGTTAAAGAAGATATATGGAAAGTGCCTTGGGCATTAACCCTTGATAACGCATCTGTAGGGTCTAATCGCACGGCAACCTGTCCTATTTTCCGCACGTCTGACTTCAGGATTGATGAAAAAGGCGAGAATGTTAGCCGTAAAATTTACAGTCAGGGCGGCGGTGAAGCAACGATAACAGCTAACACAACATCCGCTGTTGAAGGGATAAAACACACAATAACAATCAACAAGGCATTCGAGGGTACGGTAATTGATCCGCTTGAGTGGTGGATGGATGGGCAGCCACAGTGCGCATTAACCATATCTGCCGCAGCATTAACCGCTGGAACTGCCTGCACATTGACTTATGGCACAACTGCAACTGTGCGTCTTTTCACTGGCACGGCTGCTAGTAGCACCACTTACTATGACCGTCCTGCCATCAAGATTGACTGTGTAAATGTAACCGGAAGCAGCATTGGTTATCTGGGCGACATTCTAAAGGTGACAAAATCAACTGGTGAGGTGCTGTACTTTACTGTGTACACCAGAAGTGGAAGCACAAGCATAGGCGGCGCTGTCACATTTTATGCACAATGCTCATCAGGCGAATCGTTTACAGGTTGGTCTGGCGCTCAAATATCTGCATATTACGGCAACAGTTACACGGCATCAGGTACAAATGTTGCAACTGCTGACGATGTTGGCTCTATTATTTCCATCAATTCTGGATATGTTAAAGTCACAGGAGTGACAGAGAATCAATACATAGGGACAATCATCAAGACTTTATCAAGCGGTGTGGCGCCTGGCCCTAATGCATGGGCTGTTATGCGTCCAGCGTGGACTGGCGATAATGGCTATCCGGCAACAGTTACAAGCTATGAGCAGAGATTGGTTGTATCTGGCACTGCGTTCAGCCCGTCAACGGTATGGTTTTCACGCATTGGCAATTTCTATGATTTTCTGCCTGGCTCTCTTGATGATGATGCTTTGTCGGTAACAATTTCAGGCAGTGAGCAGGCTGACGTTGTGCATTTGATGCAGGGTAAGGCACTGGTCGCTTTAGCTAGTAACGGTGAGTATACGTTTGCTGGCGGTGTAGAGAAGCCGATAACGCCGACCAATATCCAGATACGCAATCAGTCAGTATATGGCTGTTCTAAAGTACGTCCGCAGCGTATCGGTAATGAATTGTACTTTGTTCAGAGAGCTGGCCGTAAGGTTAGGGCATTCACTTACAAGTATGAGTCTGATGACTTTGGCGCTCCTGATTTGTCGATTATGTCTGAGCATTTAACAGAGTCAGGCGTTGTTGATATGGCGTACAACCCTGAGCCTGAATCGGTGATGTGGATTGTCCGTGCGGATGGCGGTATGGCATCGGTAACGATTGAGCGTGAGAATGATGTAATTGCATGGTGTGACCATAATACTGACGGGCTTTATGAGTCGGTTTGCTCTGTTCCTAATTCAACATCAGACACTTTATGGGTCAGCGTTAATCGTGATGGGGTCAGGACTATTGAGCGGATGGCAGCAGGTGTTTATCTTGATGCTGCTGTACAAGGAACTTCTGTCACACCTGAAACAGTTTGGAGCGGCTTGAGTCATCTTAATGGCAAGACTGTCTCTATTGTTGCTGACGGGTCTATTGTCGCTGATGCGGTTGTTAGTGGCGGTTCAGTTACTTTGACTCATGCTGCAAGCTCTGTCGTGATAGGGCTGCCATACACGACCACGATTAAGACACTGATGCAGGATTTTGGTACAGGCACAGGGTCTATTCATGGCAATAGCAATCGTATTGGTGAAGTGTCAATAAGGTTTAGAGAGACTATTGGCTGCACAATAAACGGTGATGAAGTAACGTTTCGCAGGCTTGACACTGATATACTTGATACTGCGCCTGCTTCATTTACAGGGCTGCACAGAATGGAAACGTTAGGATGGGAAAGGGGTGATGTGTCTATCACTATCGCACAAGCTAAGCCGCTACCTTTCCATATTCAGCAGATTATCTACAAGTTTTCGAGTAATGACTGATGATAAGAGTGGCGACACTTGATGATGTTGACAGGATTTCAGAGCTAGGTGAGTCGCTTCATTCTGAATCGTCGTATAGTTATTTGCCATATGACATTCAGAAAGTAAGGCATTTAATGGCAGGCTTGATAGGCGGTGGTTATGGCATTGTGTTTGTTGCAGAAAAGGACGGAGAGATTATCGGAGGAATTGCCGGAGGCATTGCGGAATTTTGGTTTTGCAATGAATCACATGGGTTCGATTACAGTTTCTTTGTTCATCCTGAGCATAGGGGTGGCAGTGCTGCCTTTCGTTTGCTTGTGGCATTTGAGTCATGGTGCAAGAGAATGGGCTGCAAGCACATTGACATCGGTATTACCACAGGAATTCACGTTGAAAAAACTACGCGATTCTATGAAAAAATGGGCTTTGAAAAAAGCGGACAATTATTTAGAAAGATAATCGAGGTATAGTTATGGGAATGGATCCGTTTACAGTTGGCCTTATTGTTTCTACGGTAGTCGGAGCAGGAACAGCAATATACCAAGGCGAGGAACAAAAGAAATCTGCAAACGCGCAGGCAGATCAGGCAGAGGCTGATATGAAGTTCCAGTCTGACCAAGCCAAAGCAGATGCCAAAGCTGAAAAGGATGCCGCTGAGCTACAGGCAGACAGCATACGCAAGGCAGGCAGGGAGCAAAGAGCCAAGGCTAAAGCTGCAAGTGCTGCTAGTGGCATGGATGTTGGCATGGGTACGGCTGTTGACTTACAGACAGAGATTGCCACCAATGTCGAGAGTGACGCTCAAATGAGTATATTTGGCGGGATGAATGCGTTGAAGCGTGGCAATCAGACTGCACAATCCTTGCAGATTCGTGGACATAAT